GGCCATTACACCATGCAAGTAGGTAATTACACCAATATAAAATAATTTTCCTCTTCTCCAGGGAAGTTCCTGGTGAGTAGGTAGTAGATAACATACCAATCGCCAGGCTGATTCCTGGCAAGCAGAAACTACCTTATCCATGGTAATAGGTAAGTAGGTGAGACATCTTTGTCCAGGAACTTCCCTGGCATTTAGGAGTAGGTATAGGAAATCCTGCTAAAACATCTAGCAGGATTCTCTGCTATTAAGCAATTATTTTGATGATTATATCAGCTGTAAACTCATCATTATCACTGATGCAAGTTTCAGCATCATCAATAAAATACTTTACAACTGATAACACTAGCAAGTGCATGGCTTCGCTTGCTGTTAAGTTCATGTCTATTGTATCGATTGCTTCATCTTCACAAATAAACATAATCTCAATCAAGCTTTTGTGATTAACGTGCTTGCACACAAATTCTCGTATGCTGTTGGCACAGTTCAAATTGTAGATTGTGTTTTTATTCAATTCAATTTTCATTGTGTTGATTTTCATAATATTCTCACTTTCATAATTAAAATAAAGTGTCGCAAGCTTGAGACTTGCGACACTTTTAAAATCATCTAACAGAAATTTTCATGTCTTTTCTGTCAGTTTTTCGCTTGTTAAAAACGATAATGCAATCGTCTTTAACTTCTGACAGCATTATTTTAAATCTGTTTGCAGTAAAGCACTCGACTTCATAGTTTCTGTATATAAACACGCAAAAGTTAGTCTTCATAATACACTCACTTTCAAAGTTAGATTAAAGCGTTGCAAGCTTGAGACTTGCAACGCTTTTTATGTTTAAATCAGTTCAAATTTGAATCTCTGAAGATGTTGCATTTTGTTGACATCTTCGTTGTGAATGACAAGTTTGCAAGTGTGCTTAAAATTGTGAATTAAAAATGATACATGAGACTTGATTCTTGACTCTTTGCAATCGTCAAGAGTATCAAGCAATTGCAACTCTTTCATTGTGTGATATTCTTTCAAAGCTTCATCGATTCTGAAAGCTTGCGAAGTCTCTTTTGCAGACTTGCAGAATGTTGAAAGCTTTTTCTGTGTTGCGCTGCGCTTGTCAGCATTGCGCTCTTTTGCAGTCAAGCTAGCTTTCAGCAGTGCAAGCTTGAATTCTTCATTAAGCGCAATTGCTATTACATGTAAATCGTTATTAATGTAATAGTCAAACGCTTCATCTGCATCATTAATTCTGCTCTTGTTAAACTTCTCAATCTGTCGCTTTGTCATTTTGAACTCTCTTTCTGTTGCTAAGATTTAACTGCGTTGTATCTGTAATGAAAGTATCAAATAAACATGCAGCTGTCAATAAAAAATTATATAACAGTCATATAATTCTTATATCATCGTATAACGCAATATAAGACGTTTTAAAGCGATTTGATTCAATATGCTTATGCGATATCGCATTTATGTTTAAATCATCTTAAATCGATTATTTGACAGCTTAAAATCAATTTTGTATGTTGCTCTCAATCGTAAAACGCAGTCAAAAGACTGTTTCATATGTCTAAAATCGAGCAATTATTTCAACATTAGAAAATTATATAATAAAGTGTAATGATTTCAACTACTTAACCCCCCTCGATTTATCTTAAACGTACTTTTTAATGTTTTGTGTGCAAGACCTGTCCACATTTTTCCCCAAATTTTTTCACTGAGGAAATCCATCTTAAAACCCTCTAATACGTCCCTATTCCCCGTATCCCGTATCCCTTTAAATTAGCATATTCCCTTCGACCTGGCCGCCGTACCCCGTACCGTTTTTAGTAAACTGTTGCAAACATTAACGAACAAAGCTAATATTTAGTCATTCTAGGAATAGGAGGCTTTATGGAAGAGTCACAGGTCAGTATCAATATAGGTAGTCAAGAGTTGCGGAAAGGCGAGATTCGTGAAGGTAAACAATTGGTCGCATGGGATTGCGTACAGGACTGCGTCCCTGACGTTTGCCCTATAGGACGCAAGTGTTTGTATGCCGAAAGGTCGTTGTCGAGAAAAGGTGGCGGTCGATGTGCCTTGCAAGTTGAGTACCTGCAGGCGTTTGTGGATATGATATTTACGACCTATCGATATTTGGATGATGGTGATACCTACAAAGTTGGTATGATGTTAGTACCTTTGTATTCGCAGTTGTGTAGGCAGAAGATTGTGGAGAAGGGTGTGGAGCAGTTAGCCTATGAAGATGCCAAGGGTGTGACACGTATACATCCTATTTATAAGGAGATGCGTGAGACCATGAAAACAATTACTACTGTATGGAAGGAGATGGGCTTTAAAGTACCTGTGAATCCATCTTTGCCTGCAGGAGCTTTGCCCACTGGTAATAGTGTATATAAGCATGGGGGATTTGGTGACCCCACACACTATGCGACCATATCACAAGGTGCTGATAATAAACGCAACTTGATTCGATGAGGTTGTTATAAACCATTGTAAATATTGATTATGGGCGTAGTCGATTTTTCGACAACGAACCATGGAGTTTCGTAGTCGATTTTTCGACACAAAGAATAACAAGTCAAAATCTTAAAAACAAAGAAGAAAGAACCTATTACTAAAGTAATAGGTGTTGCCACAAGTGTCAACACCACAGGAGCTTATAAATATGAGTGATACAATAGGTACTAAACCTAAATTGTTGAGAAGAGGATTGACCAATAAAGATGTGGAGTTAATACATCATTTAATGGCTGACCCATCTGAAGATGTTGTTAAAGAGGAGAAGTTAGTTGAGGAAGAAAATACGGTATATAATCCAGAACTATACGACCCTGACTTGTTGCCACCATATGTTATATATGAGCCTATTGATTATCGTGATGGGCCTGAAGGGTTTATAAAATGGTGTGAGGACAAGGTTTATATACCAGTATATCCTGATGGTTCAGATATAGCAGTATGGACATCCATCAAGATGTTGTCAAAAGATATACATCCTAAGTCGGGCAAATCCTATGACTATATTTGGCAGATGCAAAAGGAAGTTATACGTGAATGTTTGCGAATGGTTAATGGTCGTTTTATCTATAAACTAATCATCTTGTCATGGATGCGAGGTGAAGGTAAATCACTCTTAGCTTGTTTGATTCAATTGTGGAAGTTTTTTAATTGGCCCAAACAGCAGATTGTTCTTGGTGCAAATAGTAAAGACCAAATCAAGTTCGTCCATTTCGATGTTATGAAGGATATAATCAAAAACTCACCCGACTTGTTTGCTGTAATTGGTGAGAAGAATATACAGGAAAAGGAGATAAGGTTAAGAGACACCGAAGGTAATGTATCTTCAGTATTAAAGCCATTGTCCTCGTTTTCTGGTATTGTGTCGAACATTACAGGTTACACCTTTTCAGAAATGTTCGACATGAAAAACCCAAAGTTTTTTACACAGCTTGATGGTTCGATGCGTAACGTACCAAATGCTTTTGGTGTTATTGACTCGACCGTATCTCCTAAGACTCACGTCCTTTATAAGATGTACCAATCCTACGTAAAACGTGAAATCAAGACTCTTTACTATTCCTATCGTTGTTCAAAAGATGCTGTCATTGAGGATTACTGGAATCCTCAGATGGACCAACAACAATTGGATGATTATCGTGCCAAATTCCCTCTTGGTGACTTTGAAAAATATTTTATGAATGTATGGGGCAGCAATGCCCAGCAAGTATTTACTCAAGACATGATTGAGGCTGTGAATTACCTTGGTCTACGTGGGCGAATATCAACACATGGAGCATTGATGGAGGTAATAGAGAGAAAGGTCAAAATCAAGAATATGATTGAGGAAATGATGTTGCGGAAGATACCATCAACCTATGCATCAGAGCTTCAGGAGATTGCAGAACTTGATAAACAGCTATGGCCTGTTGAGGCTGTGTATAAACTCAGAGACCAATTTGGAGCAAGTAAGACTGCGGAATTAGCAGATTTAGATGCTTTGGGTGATTTATATGACACAAACTGGGCTATTTTAGCTGGTACAGACCGAGCTGACCCTCTTAAAAAAGACCGTACCGCTGCTAGAACTATTGTCACAATACAGGCAAAAGGGTTACCAGGTAGCAGGTCAAATCCAAATATGGCAGATAATGGTAATCCACAGTATATTTATGTGACTTTGGCTATTGTTCACATCTCAGATAGCCTGCTTGAAGGTATAAAAGAAGTTATTTTGGAAGCTCATGAGGTATTTGATGGTCTGGATTCTTTATGTGGTGAGCGATGGGGTATTTGGGATATTGCAGCTTGGTGCGAAGAGCAAGGAATTGCTTTTGAGCCTATTCATCCATCTTATGATAAACAGAAGGCTGCTTTTTCTGAAATGCATGGTGCTATTAGCACAGGCAGATTCAAAATGCCACCCTTAGTGGTGTGGGGCAGCCGTGGTGAAGATATATTTAAAGAAGAAGCCTCGGTATTTTTCCATGATGACGAAAAAAGATGGTTTGGTTCTCCAGAAAAGATGGAAAAATATGGTGTGCAGGATGACGCAATGTTTTCGTTTGCTTGGGGCATGTATGGTGGAAGAAATCTGAAGTTGGATGATTTTAAGGAGCGTAATAACAAGATGTACTTTGGTACCTTTGTCAAAAACAGGACCTTGTTAATGAACAAGTGAGTTGCTGCATTAACTCATTGGAACATGGTACCAAGCTTAATTTTTAGTGGTATATCATAGCAAATCATCTTTTGCTTATCAAAATTGAGAGATTTTTAAATGACCGATAAATATATTGTTGAACCTGTTATTGTTGATGGTGAGGAAAGATACGAAGTTCAGCGATGGACTGGTAGTAAATATGTGACCATGTATCAAAACGGAAAACCACTCACTTTTAAGCTCGAAAGAATGGCAGAACATCATTTATCCACACTTTTGCAAATAAATGTCATTTAAAAGAGTTGTTTATTGCCTATTTTTGCTGTAAATTCACTTAAAATCATCAAAAAGGGGGATACCTAAGTGAATAAAAGAACTTCCAAACAAGAAATAGCTATGTCCGCACTGTCAAAGCTTAACGATGAAGAGTTGAGCGCCTTACAGTTTACTATGCCTTGGCAGACAAATGAACTGCCATCTCCTGACGAATACAAAGATGCAGATGGGTTTTCTGGTACCGGTGCCAGCAATTTGAGGGAGGCTTTGCAGCTGGCTTGTTGGGACAAGTTCAATAAAAACCCTCAGATTAGTACAGCTGTAAAGGGGCAAGTGGGCAGATTGACTGGTTTTGGTTTTGAAACCAGTTCTGATATTGCAAAGATTCAGGATGTGATTGATGAAATCGAATTAGACCAAAGAAACAGACTGTACCTCTTTTGGCCCAAGTTCGTAGGTAGGTCAGTAATAGAAGGCGAGTTGTTTATTGCCCTCACTGTACACGATGATGGTTTTATTGAGACCGACTTTATCGACCCTAGTGATATATCAGGTGGTGGAGAAGATGGCATTATATATCATCCTACTAAACCCACAATGCCATTGTTTTACTTCGTGAATCAAACAAATCCAAACGCTCCGGAACTAAAGAATCCAATTCTTGTACCTTCAATATTCTTGGCTCGTTATCCTGAATTGATTAAATCAGCTCAGAAAATGACATCTTACAAAGACGAAATGACCAAAGGCAGTAGGTCATCAAAATCAAAGTACCGTAAACTTGGCGGATTCCGTCGTTTTATTGTTTCATGGGATAAGTCTTTTATGACCAAGAGGAATGTTTCTCATTTGAGGACCATTCTTGAATGGCTGAACCACTATGAAACATTGAAGAAATACGAAATCGACCATAAAAAATCTGCGGGCTCATACTTGTGGGTAGTCACTATGGAAGACCCTAAGGCGTTTCGTTCATGGCTTGCTTTGTCAGATGCAGAGAGAAATAAAACAGGTATTATGGCAAAGAAAACCCCTGGTGGTACTATCGTATTACCTCCTGGTATGAAAATGGAGGTCAAAAATCCAAGTTTACCTACCATATCTGAGTCCGATACAGACATTTTTCATATGATTACTTCAGGTCTTAATGAACCTGAGGACGTCACTTCTGGGCAGTCCAAGGGTACTTTTTCATCAGTAAAAGCATCCCGAGGGCCCATGTCTGATAGGATTTTTGACGAAATTGCCTATTTTGAGCGGTTTCTTCGTCATGATTTTTGGGGTTCAATATTCTTTTTAAAGACCATGACAGTAGGTTTTCCTGCGGTATTTGACCAAAAAGAAGCTGTAGACTTTAAAGAACAAAATCCAGTATTTAAGAATGTCAAAAAACGTCCAGAACTACTTATGGACTTTGTATTCCCAACATCTGAAGTCAATGACGTTGAAACTAGGGCAAGAGCTTTCCTGGGTGTAAAGCATGGTTCGTTGTATGAGGTTCTTGGAATACCTAACAAAGAGATTGCCAAGAAACTTGGTTTTGGTAACTATCGCAAACTGAGATTGCAACACGCAACCGAACAGGATAAACTACCTGAACTCGCAAGTTCTGTTGACCAGGCTGAAATAGAAGGTAAGGGTGGAGATTCTGGTGACCCAAATGGTACTCAAAAGAACCCTGATTCAAAGGCAATAGTTAAGCCCGTGTTAAAAAAGAGAAAAGTGGTAAAAGAAGAACCTAAGAAATAAAATAAAAAGTATTTGCATTAATAGGAATCAGTTGATAATCTATATTGGACTTTATCCTGGATAACTATCTTGACTTGTGCAAAACATTCTGTTACACGGTATTACAATACAAACATGGAGACACACATGAAAAAGGAAACAGTCAAACTCAAAAACAGTTCAATGCAGTTTGTGGATGAAAATTGCTTTGCAGCTGTCACATTTGCTGATGATGAAAAGAAAAAACCAGTACTGGAGATGGTGGGTTATTCTGGTGGTATCATCAAAAATCATTGGTACTGGGGCGATTTAGCCATTGATTTGCAAGGTATGTCTTTTCCAAAGAAAAAATTTCCAATCCTTCAGGAACATTCAACAGCCCTCAAAATCGGATTTGCCACAAAAATGAGCATTGAAGGTAATAAGCTCACAGTGGAGAAGTCTGAATTTGTGGACACACCGGAAAGTATCAAGTTCAGGGAAACATCTGCTCAAGGGTTTCCTTATGAAGCTTCAATATTTGCAAAACCAACAAAGATTCAAAGATTGCTTGAAAATGAAGAGGCCGAGGTTAACGGTTACAAAATGAAGGGTCCAGGCACTATTTGGAGAGCTAGTACCTTCAAGGAAGTATCCGTTTGTACATTTGGTTACGATTCCAACACTTCTGCTGTTGCAATGGCAGAGGCAGAAGATGTTGAAATAGAGTATATCAGCGAAAATAAGGCAGCATCACAATTTAAAGGTGAGGAGGAAAACAAAAGTATGGACTACCTAAAGTTTAAAGCAGAATTTCCAGGTGAATTTGCAAAACTGGCAGCTGATGTCGCTGCTGAGGTTGCTGGAAAATTCACAGAAGAAAAACAGGCGCTCGAAACAAAGATTTCGGCGCTGACCGAAGAAGTAACCCAACTTTCTGCTGAAGTGAAAGAGTCAGAGAAGAAGGTACTTTCTTACGAAAAGGCTGAAGCCGCAAGAGTGGAAGAGAGTATTAAACTCAAGGCTGAGGCTGTGTTTGCCGAGAAGTTTAAGGAGTCTGGTCTTCCTGAGCGTCTTGAGGCGAAAGTGAAACGTCTTGTTGGTCATGAGGCTTTTGTTGCTGACGGTAAACTCGATGCAGAGGCGTTTGGTGCCGCAATCGATGCTGAACTGAAAGATTGGACTGGTGACAGTTCAGTTATGGGCTTCAGCACTTCGACAAAAGAACTCGGCAACGAGGACACAAACTCGCTCAAGGCTGCCGATGAGGCTGCTGCAAGAATGCTCAAGTATGTGAACAGTTAATAGCACAAAATCAAATAAAGGAGAAAATTTATGCCAACAAAACAGCTTGGTGGAGACATTCCACAAATCGTAAGAAATCCTGAAGGTCAGGGCATCAAAAGGCTTCTTTACTCACAGAGGGACATTGCTCTTATCAAAGACAAGACCATTTCTGCTGGGTATGGTGTTCTTCGTGCCGGTACTGTAATGGCAGTCAACATTTCTGCTGCTGGTAACAAAGGTCAACTTGTTCCATATGTACCTGTTTATGGTAAAATGGTTCTTGGTTCTGACACTGCTATCGGTGTGGCGCCCCTGGTTCAGGACGGTGTTTCTACTACTTTCAAAATTGCCCTGAATGATTCCTACAAGTTTGTTGTGGGTGATGACCTCATCGTTCAGAATACAGCTGGTGACTGTTTGCAGAATGTTGGTGCGATTTCGGCAATCGACCGCACAACCGACAGTCGTTGGGCTGTTATTACCGTACCTGCATACACTGCAACTAATACAACTGTTGCAAAAGGTACTTACATTTATGTGGAGGCTGGAACCACTCCGTTCTCGCTCGCATCTTTCATCATCGATAAAGATGTAAATACCGGTTATGGTTTTGATGCTGCCGGCGCCCTGTCGTCTGTAATTATCTCCAATGCAATCGTTTACACTGGCTCGCTTGTGAATGCAACTTCGGAAGCTATCACTTCCCTTG